ACTAGGATCAAAAATCTCTGCTTTAGAAAAGTGGAGATGGATGATGATGGGTGCAGGTATAGTGATAGGATCGCTTGGATTTGAGACAATAGCTAAATTGTTAAAATAAAAAAAAGAGACTTAGGTCTCTTTTTTTGTTAGTGTGTTTAATTTTTCTTGCACGATATCGAAATTCACCGTACTAAACAAACCCGGATGTAATGGCTTAGGATATTGACCTTCACCTACCCAAGCATAACCACAGTGCTCATCATTTAGTATAGGTATGAATTCATTAGTGACTGCGCAAAAGAAAGTATGGTACGTGAACGAATGATTTACGAATTTTTGTATAGGGATTAACTTGGCTTTTTTTGGAAAGTAACCAATTTCTTCCTCACACTCTCTTGCAAGCCCTTCAAGCAGTGTTTCATCGGACTCAATTTTACCACCAGGTATACCCCAGTTGATAGGATTTTTTGCGTCGGTCCTTAAGAGATATAGATAGCGGTCTGTCTTTTTTGAATAAAAGAAAATACCACCGGAAGTATTGTTCATCTTTATATTATAACGTCTATTAAATTATATTACAATACTATAATCGCCTTGACCATACCAACCTTCCCAACTCTTCATCCAAATTCCGTCAGTGTATCGATATTGTACATTGGTAGCTAAGTTAGTAACGTATTGTATGTCTGTTAAATTAGAACTGTTAAATGCAACTGACCATGAACCCGAATTATACTCAATGATATCATTAGCATTAGCTATTAGACTTCCCCAAGCAGTAGTAGTGTTTCCAGCACTACCGATATTCTCTACTATGAGGTATCTGCGTCCATTTACGGGTCCAGGTAGTCCTGCGTTAGGTCCAGTGATTAATGGATTTATTACCCCATCGACTGGATCTAGAGTATTTTGTGGCAGGGTATCTGGATCTATTGTGTATATTAGTAATCTGTCATCTACTGGATCGGGTACAATTGTACCTACTATCTCAGTATCCATATATGGATTCTGTAGCCATATCTGACTGATGCCAGGTCTTAGTGTACCGTATACGTTTAATAAACTGCTCCAATATAAACTTGTATTGGGGCTAGGCGGTAAATTTAAATCTTCGTTGTCAGGATAAAAGTCTTCATTAGCGGGTAGTAATTGTAATGTATTTCCTAGCAGTAGCAATTTATATCCATATGGTGTGATCTTTTGACGAGTACCCAATAATAAATCATCATCTTGTATATCAGTAAGTGCTGTACCTCTGAATATACTTGCAATAATCTTTTGAATGACACCAAACTTTTTAAGTTTAGCTGATGTACTAATCCATATAGGCATGTAGAATTTCCAAGTTAACACATCGATTGGATTACCTGTGCCTTGTGGAATACTGCGACTGCTGAAAGTTAGTCCATCTTGATATACTACACTCAAACTAGTCCAATCAATGAAGTTATCAGTGCTTTGAATTTCTAATGAAGGATTGAACAATGTTCCCAATTGTTCAATCAACTCTAATTTCTGATTGTAATTAGTAGTCCAAAAGTCAACAGTAATACGTAATGTATATGGTACTGGCATTAAACGTTCTACCGTAAATGCTTGTCCTTGTGTTTGTTCATAGCTTTGTGTGTCAGCATTGTAAGCTCTCTGCCTAACGTTTATTCTATCAACAAACGTTGGGTCTTGTGTTCTTTTTTGATCATATTCTAAACCACTTATGTAGAATGTAATCAAAGGAGCACTTGGTAAGTTACTAGCGGTGTTATCAGCAAGTATAGTACTAGCTTGTCTACTACTATCACCATACATAACAGGGACACGAACATAGATATCATTACCTGCAGGGTCTTTGCCTTTAGTTACTTGCCAGTTACTAAAGATTTTTGCAAATTGAATTAAGAACCTGCGTATTTGATTATCGTAGAAAAATTGTGCCATGTGTTAAATTACCGGTGGTATTGGGTCTGGTGTTATCGTTAATATTGAAGATAACGGTTGTGCCTGTGTAGTCGTAGTGCCATCTGTCATTACAGTAACATTACTGTTATTTATGAAGCTAGAAGTCTGTGACAAATCTCCTGAAGTGAATCCAGTTTGTGTTCTTACATTTTCTGATATACGAACCCACAGTCTTCCGTCCCAGCGATATAATATATTAGGAAGATAATCTATCCGTAAGAAATAATCACCTACTTGAGGATTCTGAGGAAACACTATACCCGCACCAGTCGGTAATCCGTTAGGGGCAGTTCCATCACCGTCTAGGTAACCCATAGTATAACCGAACGTTCTAGGAGTGCTACGTGCGATATACTGGAATGCAGGATCACAGTCTGCTCTAAAGTCCATTTGAGTAGAGATAGTTCCAGTGAAGCCTGGTAATTCTGGATTCTGGTCTGCTGTAGCATAAGTGTTGTCCGCAGTACCATACGGACCAGTTATTGGGCCGAGCGAGTTGACAACTAGTACCCTATCTCCTTCGACAGGGCCTGACCCAGTACCTATTCTAACAGGTGCTAGTTGCATTGTTTCTAAATTCATTGGCTGGAATGATTTTAACTGTGTTATATCAGTATCAGCCGTCATGTCCCAAATACTCATAGCAACTTCTTTGCTAATCCTAATAGCTGGACTAGGATTTTTATAGTTTGGATTTCGCATCATTACGACTGTGCCCACAGCCGGAGCTGGCGCGCCGCTTGAATTAGTATTGATGTTGATAGGAGGTGCCGGCTGATTAGTTTTACCTGATAATTGGGTGTCAGTTTCGTATTCGCCGTATGTAGGTACTACATATAAATTAGAACGATCATAACCTGCTTTAGGTACAATACGAGCGGCTTCATCAAGAATCGCATTATTGACTTGTATGTTTTTATTATATGTTGCCATTATATCTTTGAGATTCTGATTTGGATCAAGTTCCCAATAAGTATCATCAGGCGGCGCCATACCGATAGGTACTTCAATTTTACTAGTATAGTTTTTATCACCGTAGCTTATAACATAACCAGGCGGGTATGTTCTAGTACCATCCCATAATCCTAAATAATTATCTTGATTAGTAGGTTCTTGTAATATCTGACTGAATTCTTGACTATCTACTAATGGTTCACATTTAATACGCCACAAATGTGGATACCATGTTTGACTAAAACCCTCACTTGCATAATTAGAATCAGTTACTTGATAAAATCTTTTTAATGCAACCGGAATAGTATCTCTTAATGGATTATAATCGACTAAGTGAGGTAACTCTAGCACATCACCCACCATTAATTTACGACCCATTATATCAATCATATCATTATAATGAACGACAACAAAGATAATGTCATTATTTAAAAATAATCCAAATTGTGAAAGGTCAAAGTCTAAATTCTGTACATTATAATGTCCACGCAAACGGTAAACATTAGTATCGTATACCCTATCTCTATTTTCTAAAAATAATAAATCTTGAATATTTTCAGGTCGTAGCACATCATATTGTGGTTGAGTATAATCCACTGACGGAGTAGTTGCATTAGGACCTAGATATTTGTGAATATATAAATCCGTCCCACCTACAGTTAATTGCTCCGATATTGTTCTATCGAAGAAACGATAATCGTTTTGTTTATTTGGGCGGTATAAGGATAACTTTGGCATAATAGTATTTATCGCAATGCCCTACGCTAGAATCCTACGGTTGACAATAAATATAGGCTATGTTATAATGATTAAATCTAGTAAGGAGTGCCTAATGGCTACACGTAAACGCAATTCAGAAGACCACAGTCAAGTTAAAGCATTGAATCCACGGGATGTAGATGTACAGTATTACGGTGAGGAGCCACTATTCGTACTCCAACCCGATGAGGATCGGCGTAGGGTTACACTGATGCGGTCATTTACATGGTACAATCGTTTCTATGGTAAAAAAGATGCCAAAGAACTCATGTCCCAATATCTTGATTTCAGTAACAGAACTTCCGATGCAAAAGCAATGCGTAAGGTTCATGAAAATGAATTTTTAATGACACTGTGTTGGCTAGCACGTATGAAGTTGCGCGGTCTAACACTAACTGAGCATGAGGAACTGACTCTTGAAAATGAGATCGGGCGTTTGTTGAAAATTGTATACAAACCCGAAGAAGTTAAAGTAGAAGTTGATGCCCCTGCAAGACCTAATATTCAGGATATTTTGCGTGATAAGGCAAAAGATGCAGCCGGTGAACTTGAAGGGATGTTTGACGAATTTATTCTGAATGGCAAATCAAGCTTAAAAGCAATGGATGTGGTTGCAAAATTTAATGTCATGCCACAGCATATTAGTTTAATTACCGATATTTGGAAAAAGAAACAAAACGAATTTGAAGAATTGCAAAAAGGGCTTGACAAGCAATTGAATGAGGGCTATAATCATTTGACAAAGATTCAGGTTCGAAATATTGTCAAGTATATCGATGGTGTATTGTCTGACTTGAATGCATATATCAGTGTCAAAAAAGCAAGCAAAGCACCTCGTCAGCGCAAGGCAGTGCCCGTTGAAAAGATTGTTGCTAAGTTGAAATACTTGAAGACATTCAAAGATACTACCAATAAGCTTGACTTGGTGTCTATCAGTCCTGTAAAATTACATGGTGCAAGCGAAGCGTGGGTATATGATACTGCCAAACGTAAATTGCATCACTACATTGCCGATGAATACTCTAAGAGCTTCACTGTCAAAGGTAGTACACTATTGGGATTTGACACTGGTAAATCAGAAGTCAAAACACTGCGTAAACCCGCAGAACAACTTAAAGAAATTATGGGAAGCAAGCCAGCGGCCCGTAAGTACTTTACTGAAATCAAAGCAGTTGCAACTACCCCTAATGGTCGTTTCAACGAAGCAATGATTCTATTGAAGGCGTTTTGATGAACGAACGAATTAGAGAACTTGCTGACGAGGCTCGTATAAAATTTTCAGCACATTGGGCACATCAAGGTGTTGATACCGCTGTTATCACAAGGCTTGATTTGAAGGAGTTCGCCGAGTTGATTGTGAAGGAATGTATGAAAGAATCTTGGGAGGAGATTGTTGCCGATGAAGACATTGCTCTGGAAAAAGATCCTCTAATCAGAGAATACCTTAAAGGCAATAATCAAGGTATTGTAGATGCAGTTGTTAGATTTAGGAACCATTTCGGAGTTGAAGAATGAAAATGTACATTTGTATTAAAGACGATATCCCGGTGGGTATTGCAATGAACTCTGCCGCACATGCAGGGTTGATGTGTCATTTAGAATATTACGGTAATATTCATTATCAAGAGTGGCTAGAAAAAAGTTTCAAGAAAGTTACTTGTGCTGTTACACCCGCAGAGTTTGCAATGCTCAAGGAAGTAAGCGATAATATCATTGTAACTGAAAGCCGACTGGACGGCAAAGAAGTAGCAATTGTGCTATCACCCAGACACGAAACGGAATATCCTGAATTCGTTTCGTTACTTAAACTATGGAAATAAATGAGCAATATTGATCTAAACAAATACAAACAATTCGTAGAGGCTGTCACAAGCCAAGCAAGCAATGACTTGACTACATTTATGAGTCGCCTCGATGAACTCGACGGCAACTTTGATTCAACTACAAACACACATGGTCCTGATATCAACGTCCCGTTGCTTATCACAGCATGTTTCGGTTTGGCGGCAGAGGGTGGTGAATTCATTGAAGTGCCCAAGAAGATCATCTTCCAAGGCAAACCTCTTGATGACGCTACAGTCTTTCACATGAAGCGTGAACTCGGTGACGTTATGTGGTATTGGATTAATGCATGTCGTGCATTAAATCTTGACCCCAACGAAGTTATTGACGAAAACATCCGTAAACTTGAATCACGCTATCCCGGTGGTTCGTTCGATGCTCACTACTCAGAGAATCGCAAAGAAGGCGATATTTGACCCCTGGATACACTCTTTACGCTAGGAAGATAGAAGTATCAGCCTGGCATAAATGGTTTGCTTGGTATCCTGTAAAAATTCACGGAAAACGAACGTGGCTTAAGACAGTATACCGACGCAAAATCAACACATATGTTGACATGGATGATTGGGCTAGATACGAGTACGGCACAATCTTTGATGTACTAACCTAATTATTGGTCAATAGGTTCCGCTACCTAGAAATGCGGCGAAATCCCGTCCTCATCGTGCAGTGACGGTAGATGTGTGACCAACACAGATTTATGGGACTACCCTAGGATGCTTTAAACGTCTGTCCTCTGCACAGAAACGTTTCCCATATCTTAACAGTTGAAGTTGCCGGGTCATGGTAATAGCGATAGAGGGCCCGGACTGGTTGGACTACCTGATGAATAATGTCCTACAATACCAGTGAACATGGCAACGTCCCGATAAGGGTTTATGAGACATAGACAATCCTCCATAGTAATCATTGAATTCATCATCGCCTCTGTATAGAGCCTCAGTAATGGTTTTTATTAGGTGAGTAGGTTTACATCTACTCGCCTTTGCCTAGTAATGATATACTACCCAGATAAATACAAATACTATCAGGTAATCATATGACAACAGCCACAAATCAAACAGCAAGTATTCTTGCAACACCCGCAGGTCTTACCCTAGACGAATTAAAACAAGCAATCTTTAATAATGTAAGATTTCGTCTAGGTGATGGTATTATTGATTTAGAATTAGACCCTCAGCATTATGAGGCAGCATATAACTATGCCATTAAAATCTATCGTCAAAGAGCACAGAATGCAACATCTGAATCATATACCTTATTCACAGTGGAAAAGAACGTAGATACATATACATTACCTCAGGAGTTTATTAATGTTAGATGTTTATATAGAAGAACAGTTGGTTTAGAAACAGGACCCGGGGCAAGTAGTTTCGACCCGTTCTCTAGTGCTATTCTTAATACATACCTATTGAATTATAACGTAGCAGGTGGATTAGCAACCTATGACTTTTATGCAGGTTATGTTGAACTATCAGCTAGAATGTTTGGTGGATACCTAACTTATACTTTTGACCCTGTCACAAAAGTTATGCGTATTGTAAGAGATTTTAAAGGTAGTGGAGAGAAGGTCTTAATTTGGGCTGATGTACAAAAACCAGAATCAGTTTTATTACAAGACCCGGGCTCTGGTGTTTGGATTGGTGATTGGATCTTTGCAACACTCAAAGGTATTATAGGTGAAGCCCGTGAAAAGTTTGCTACTATTGCAGGTCCTGGGGGTGGCACTAGTTTAAATGGTACAGCTATGAAGGCAGAAGCAAAAGCACTTCAAGAAGGACTCATTGAGGAATTGAAACGATATGTTGATTATTCACAACCTCTAACGTGGGTACAAGGGTAAATTAACACTTTACTTTTTCACACTCCTGTCATATACTAAGTATCTGATAGGAGTTTCCACATGATTTTAGGAGTAACCGGCTTAATCGGTAGCGGTAAAGACACAGTAGCAGACTATCTTTGCACATTTCACGGATTCAAGCGTGTGAGTTTTGCAGCCTCATTAAAAGATGCAGTATCAAGTGTGTTTGGTTGGGACAGGGAGTTACTAGAGGGCTCTACTAAAACTAGTAGAGAATGGCGAGAACAAACTGATATTTGGTGGAGCACACGCTTGCAAATGGATATCACACCACGATGGGTCTTGCAATACTGGGGTACAGATGTATTAAGAAATCACTTCCATACAGATATATGGGTTGCTAGTGTAGAGAACAAATTACGTCAAAGTACTGATAATATTGTTATCACTGATTGTCGTTTTGCTAATGAAGTTGATGCTATTAAACGAGCAGGTGGAATCACTGCAAGAGTTCAACGAGGGGATAAACCTGACTGGTATGATGCAGCGATCTCATTTAACAAGGGCGAATTTGGAAATATGAATTGGTCTTTAAGTAAGTTTAAACTAGATAAGTTAGGCGTTCATGCCAGTGAATACTCAAGCGTGGGTCTCACCTATGATCATTACATCGATAATAACAGTACTATTGATGACTTACATAAACAAGTTGAATCAATAATCAATTTGTAAATCGCCGCGTTTCCACGTAATTTCTTTCTTTTTAACAACCTCAACACAATTAAGACATATACTACGAAGGTTAGTCATCTTACAGTTATCTAGATCACCGTCTATGTGATATACTGTAATTTGACTAGACAGAGTGCTATGAAATCCACATATATCACATGTGGATTTTTTTTTGTACCCCGCAGCCTTCCATCTAGGTATTCTAGCTTTTAGTTTCTTTTTCTTTCTGCCGCACTCATCACAACCACTACGGTAATGTGTTATACCTTCACGGATATAATTCACTGCACAATGATTCTTTCCACATGTCGAACAGATAGGTCTCATCATATATTTATTCTAAAAACCTTCGAAGGTACGCTAAACCAGTCTTTTTTGATTTTTTTACTAAATAATAATATGCATTTTTAGGTGGTAAACCTCATAATTTTACAATAAAGGAAAAATAAAATGGCACTAACATCTCCAGGCGTAGAAGTAACGATTACAGACCAAAGTCAGTATTTACCCGCGCCTACAAATTCTGTCCCTCTTGTAGTATTAGCAACAGCGCAAAACAAAGCTGACGCTAGTGGTATAGGCGTCGCACAAGCTACAACAGCAGCTAATGCAAACAAACTATTTCAAGTAACAAGTCAACGTGATTTAGTAAACTTATACGGCTCACCGTTCTTCTACACAACTGCAAACGGTACTCCTATTCAAGGTTATGAATTAAATGAATATGGTCTATTAGCTGCATACAGTCTATTGGGTGTTACTAATCGTTGTTTCGTTTTACGTGCTGATATCGATTTGGCAAGCTTAGTTGGACAAACAGGTCGTCCAACTGGATTACCGGCAAATAACACATACTGGTTAGATACTACTACTAGTACTTGGGGTATTTACGAATTTAATCAAACTACTGGAAACTTCACATTACAAACTCCTATTGTCATAACTGACTCTAGTGATTTGTCAGGTGGTGTTCCTTTAGCTAGTATAGGTAATATTGGTGATTACGCAGTCGATGCAATACAAACTACTACATCTCCTACGGGTGAAACCCGAACATACTGGTATAAGAGTTCTGCTAATACATGGGGAGTATTAGGTACAAACATTTGGAGAAATGATATACCTACAGTGCAAGGCTCAACATCTAATCCTACGTTAAATACAGGAGATTCATTTACTATAAATGTATCAGGTGCTTGGACTGCTACTGTCACCGTACCTTCAGCACCTAACAATACAGTAGAAGGTCTTGCTAATGAAATTAATACACCTAACTATCAAGGTATAAGTGCTGACGTGCGTAATGGAAAATTGTGCCTATTTAGCAACCAAGTGTTAAGTACAACTAATTTACCGTTCCTGACATTAGCAGAAGCATCTGGAACACCGTTGGCAGATATGGGTGTTACTCCAAAAACGTATTATCAACCAGCATTGCAATATGGTACTAGTGCTCAAATGCCGTTGTGGACATCAAGTCAAACATTTCCTAGACCAACTGGATCTGTCTGGATTAAAGTTGGCGCAGCCGGTAATGGATTGAATCCAAAAATATCCCGTTTTAACGCAACTACCGCAGCATGGCAATTAAAGAACACAACTTTAAGCACCTCAGATTGGGCCATGACAAGTGTTTTAGATACTAGCGGAGGACAAGTTATTCCTGCAGGATCAATATATGGTCAATATTTCTATGATAATTCGTCACGTGTTGCACCGTTATATTTCTGGGAAAGATTAGCTACTGGCCCGACAATAATTACCGGTGATACTGTATCACCTGCGTTCAATAGTGGTCCATACTACATGAATGTGTATGTCAGTACACCTGGTTCATCTACATTGAGCAGTGCCTACAATTTTACGTTGAATGACAACACTGATGCTACTGATTTTATAACAGCTTGGGCAGCGGCAGGTATACCTTACACATCAGCAGCAATTAATACAGATGGTGCAATTGTGTTAACTCACACTGAAGGTGGCGAGATCGTTTTAGATGACACAGTTAACACATCATTTATTTCTGATGGTGTATCTAATAATTTAATTACTACTGCTGGTTTTGATATTGGTGTTACTACTGGTGTAAAATATGGTCCTGCAATATCTGCAATCTTCCCTGTAGCACCGCAAGCTAGTACAACTGGGGTTGGTAGTGGAGCTACATTTAATGTAATTTCTCAATATAACTTTTACACCTTAGCAGGAACTAATAATCGAGGGGTAACTAGTGGAGGCAGCGGCTATGTAGTTGGTGATACTATAACTATTGCAGGTACTAGCTTAGGTGGAGCGAGTCCTGCTAATGACTTGGAAGTGCGTGTAACATCTGTTTCTGCCGGCGCTGTAACAGCAGTTGCTATAACAGATGTCGCTAGTGGACCGACTGCAAAATACACGACTCAATTAAGTAATTGGGTAGAGTTCGCTTACGAATCAAATGAAGGCGAGCCTGCTATTGAACCTGTTGACAATACTAATTGGTTCTGGAGTGTTACTAATCAAGTTGACATTATGGTTCAAAAAGGTGGAGCATGGATAGGTTATAGAAATACAGCATATGATTCATCCGGTTTCCCTGCTGCTAGTGGAACAAACACCACTGATACAAACGGTCCTATAATTTCAGCAGCAGCTCCTACTGAACAATCAGATGGTACTCCATTGACATATGGTGATATTTGGATTGATACGAGCGATCTAGAAAACTATCCAGTGATATATCGCTGGCAGTTGTCAAGTGGTGTGGATCAATGGGTGTTGATTAACAATACTGACCAAGTTAGTTCTAGGGGTGTATTGTTTGCAGATGCACGTTGGGCTACATCAGGTTCAGTAAATGTCACAGATGATCCTATACCATCAATTGTAAGTTTGTTGTCAAGTAATTATCTCGACTTAGATGCACCTAGCCCAAGTCTATATCCTCAGGGTATGATGTTGTTTAACACACGCCGTTCAGGTTATAATGTTAAGCAGTTCCGTACTAACTATTTCAATGCAACAAATTTCCCAGGCGCATCATTGCCCAATGAAACAAATGCATGGGTAACAGTAAGTGGTAATCAGTCTAACGGCTCTCCTTTCATGGGTCGTAAAGCTCAACGAGCTATGGTTGTGCAAGCATTGCGTTCAGTAATCGATACAAACACTGCAATCCGTGATGAAGATAACTTCTTCAACTTGATAGCATCACCTAACTATCCAGAAATGCAACCTAATATGGTTGTATTGAATGCAGATCGTGGCGAAACAGCTTATATTATTGGTGATACCCCAATGGGTCTATCAGATAGTGCAACTGATATTCAAGCATGGGCTAACAATGACGCAGGTGCAACAAGTACAGGTGAGAATGGTTTAGTTACACGTAATACTTATTTGGGTCTATTCTATCCAAGTGGTATTGCTAATGACTTGTCAGGTAACGAAGTTGCTGTCCCTGCATCACACATGATGCTACGCACATTCTTACGTAACGACACAGTTGCTTATCCTTGGTTAGCAGCAGCTGGTACACGTAGAGGTACTATTGACAATGCATTGAACATTGGTTATTTAGATCGTACTACTGGTGAATTCCAAACAATTAAGACTCGCTTGGGTATTCGTGATGTGTTGTATATCAACTTTATCAACCCATTAGTGTTCTTCACTGGTGTTGGCCTATTGAACTATGGTAACAAGACAAGCTTCAACTCAAGCTCTGCATTAGATAGAACTAACGTTGCACGATTAGTTGCTTATATTCGTAGACAATTAACATTGGCAGCACGTCCGTTCGTATTTGAACCTAATGATTCATTGACAAGACAAGAAATTGCAGGTGTTATTGAAACATTATTTGTAGACTTGGTAGCAAAGCGTGGTATTTACGATTATCTAGTAGTATGTGATGATTCAAACAACACACCTGCTAGAATTGATAGAAATGAACTTTGGATTGATGTTGCAGTTGAGCCAGTCAAGGCAGCTGAATTCATTTACATCCCCGTTCGTGTTCTAAACACAGGTGAACTATCTGGAGCATAAATTGATACCCCGAAAGGGGTATCAAGCAAAAGATAAATAAAGATAATAGGAGAAATATAAAATGGCAACAGCCTCACAATCATTGTTCAACATGACCGTAGCGTCAGATAACGCTGGTGGAAATCAGGGCTT